ACTGTATTAAATCAGTTGAACAATTAGAAGAACGTTATGATGAAATCATGATGCTATGTGAGGTATTTAAGGCACGAGCATATATTCACGTTCAAAAACAAAACCATAAAGACGTATCAATATCTACAATCCAACGTTTTTCACGTGTTTTTAATTGTCCCACAACAGTATCGAATAATCCTTGTTGTTGGTGTTGTCCACATTTGATTCGTTCAGCCAATGTTACCATCATATCCAATGATACGTCTTTATGGTTTTGTTTCTGAATGTGAATATATGCCCGTGCTTTAAATACTTCACATAGCATCATAATTTCATCATATCGTTCTTCTAATTGTTCAACTGATTTAATACAGTATGAACGGATAGTACGAACCGATTGATGGTTTGCTTTATCTGTTGATTGATCCTTCTTACGTTTGAAGACGTATAGCATGTAGAAGTCGCCTTCGTCTTCGAAGTTAAGCAATGGTTTAATTAATTCTATGTTATTGATCATAATCTCTTAAAGTATTTACTTTCACCTTTCTGTGCTAATCTTATCTCATCGTGGAGTGTCTTACCTTCCTTCTTTAACTCCTCCTCTATCTCATTAATTCTTCTCCACTTTCGAGCCTCAGCTTCTTCTCTCTGTTTACCTCCAAAGACATAATATTCAAGAAGAACACCTAGTATGCCTGGAGGTTCTGGAACCGTGAATCCTAGAAGTACAATGCATGATAATAACACAGTAATAGGTTCTATGTTATTGATCATAATTTCTATCTTTACTTGGTTTATTACCTATCTTTGCAATTAACATTTCATCCATTACTTTAGCAAATTCAGGATCAAGTGATTCTTGATTTGTAAGAAACTTAGTAATTTCGTCCATGATTTTTTCATCTATTGCTTCCTTAATCATTTTTGCCATTATTTTAGCATCACGTTCATGATCCTCCTCACTTAATGTATATGTTACAGTTAATCCCTTACGCTTCATTTTTCTTCCATCTATCACCACCTGGTTCAGGTGCCTGTACTGCGGCTAATGCAATTTTTTCATCACGACATTGATTCAACACGGCAACATAGCAATTACCTCGTTGAGTTGATAATAACTCCTTAACTTCATCTTGAGTGTACATTCTTTTAGATTGCAATTCAACCCATTGAGCACCTGCTATGAAATCTATACTACATATTAATTTATCATCGTCATTACCTCTGCCATTGATTTCATCTTCAGCATATTCTCTTGCTGCTTTTATAAGTGTTTGTCTGTTGATCATAGTTTTACTTCAAAGCGGTTTAACATATTACCCATTGTAGCTTCAGGCACATCATGTACTGATTTACTACCATGACGATTCTCTACAATCACCGAATGAACACGATAACCGTATTTAGCTGCCAGTTCATAGTATGGTTTCATTTCCCATTCCTGAGTGAATGTGTTTGCTACTACGATTCTTGGATAGAAGTGTTCATTTGCTTGATTGTCCTGCATAAATGTTTCAACTCGGAATTGACACCAATTATGTGCTTTAGGTAAGTCACGTTGGTTGAATTTGTATTCGCCTGTTTCTTCATCAATGAAGTATTGATCAGCCTCACATACAACTAATTCATTCCACATCGCTTTTGCGAATGTTGATTTGCCAGCACCTGGTAATCCTCTTAATAATATTAATTCTTTCATACTATGAAGATAATTAAGAAATTTTATATTTCCATATAAATCCTCCGGCTGTATTAGATCTTCCTGTTACTGCGTTTGATATTCCTTTGATTTGAGTTTGTCTAAATGCTTCGTTTTTCGATTCATATTCAGTAATAATATTCATTTTTAAATCATACTGAATGATAGGTTTCCATTTATTAAAGATGAGTTTACCTTTCTTTTGATTTGAGATTATAGCTCCAAATCCTTTAGGTTTCGATTTACCTTTATGTGATTGTTCTCGTCCTTTATTTGATTGACTTATTTTTAATTTTGTCTCATCACTTAATGGGCCTCCCCCATTATCATACAATCCACAGAATAACATTTGCACCCACCCATATTGATTAACATAATGTTGCTTCCAGTATGTTTCACGTTCATTAAGTTGTTCTATACTACATTCTTCAATTATTTCGTGAGTATGATTGCCCCACCCATGTTTATTGATTGAATTATATATTTTAGGACCTAATGATGATTTGGCTAAATTAACATATGCTCGTTTCCTTTCATCTATATTAATAGATTGACCAATATATATCTTACTTGAAGGGGAAATAATTTTGTATATCCCTATGATAGGGATTTTGGAGGTAATATTTATCATCGTATTTATTGTTGTCGCGATAATAAATATTTAAAATATAAACCCTCTCCACTTAATAGCGAAGAGGGTTTTTTATTTAAAAACCGATTTTCCGTTTTGTTTCTTCGGCTTTATATTCCACCTCTTGGAGGTTGTATATCTCAGTTAGTGTTAGTGGTTCCTCTGCAACATGATCCATTCCTAAGTGTTTGATTAGCTTATTTACATCATCGACTTTTAATTTATCGAACTTATGTTCAGCAATTAATCTACCTTTACGTAATAACGCTGTATCAATCTTCTTACGATCCATATTAAACGTGGCGACTATTTGAATATTTAGTATATCACCTAATATTCCGTCAGTTAAGTTTAGTATGTTAGATACACCGTTGGCCCCGTTAGTATCTCGGTCAGTAATAACACGTTCAGCGTCTTCAATGAATAGAATCGAATCACTATTATCAATTAAAAACGGAGTCATCTCAGGTGAGGTGATGAAGTCCACCAAATATGGTGGAACGAACATCACCTTCTTGTCCTTGATTTTAGAGGCTAAATATTTTAAATAGTGTGTTTTACCTGTACCTGGTTCACCGTGTAGTAGTACTAATCCTTTACCTTTCTTTTTATTTAATGTTGATAATATTTTGTCATGAATAGGCATAAACGATGAACCATAGTTATGATTTAGATCTAATTTCTGTTTAGGTAAATCAAATGTTTGAGTATCATAACCATGACGAGTCTGAACAATTAATGATATATTATTTTCTTTAATTGTTTGCTTATATAGTAATTTGATTAACTCAGCTCTAAACATTTCCCACCCATCATCACTAATATTTGAAGCACATATTGTAATTGAATTCTCATCTGCTTCATCCCATTCCTCTTTATCTCTACTTTTCTTAGGAATTACTTTATATGGGCTTACAGCTAACCCAATAGCTGCTTTTGGTGCATTTGGGTTATTATTAGTTAATGTTTTAACATATTTTCTAGATTCACCACAGCTACTTTCAGCTGTATACCAAGCATATGAATGGACGAGTTCAAATTGCCAATCCTTAACAAACGCATCTAATACTTCACGTTTAATGCTATAACCATTAATTCGCTCATTACGATTCAAATATTGGCCTGTAATAGCATATATGTAATGGTTTAATGGGAATTCATCATGGTCCGAATTATGATACGGAGCACCTGTGTTTTTATCTTCCCTCTTATTATTTATCAAATCACTTAAACTTGTTATTTCCATTATTTCCAAAATATTTGAATTAAAATTACACATGACGCTAGTACAATACACACAGCGGTTTTTGATGTTATTGGTTCTCTAAATAATAACCAACTCATCATAGCAAATATAACAATACCTATACCTTGACCGATTAATCGTCCTGGCCAAGCTGCTCCTGTTGCTTCATTAATTAAACGAGTAGAATTAATAAACAGATAGCTAATAGGTAACCCTATTAATACCATTATCCATTGATTATCTCTAATCCAAGACCATTTACCTTGACCTTGTAGTTGAATGAATGTTATTATTTGAGCTAAGGCTATAATTAACATTCCGTTTATTAATTTCATTATGAGAATCGTTTAATATGATGATCAAATTCGAATCCCGATTTAATTGGTTGATCCTTCATTAATCGCTTAATGTCTGATGTGTGTAATGGATCTAATCCATTTCCATCTACACCTACATCCATTGTTTTACCTTTACCAATACGACGATTAGCAGATAAGTGAACGTGTC